GGTCCAGCAGAAGTGTAAGTCTGCCCAAAGACTGTACTGTTGACTGGACTCCAATAATTAGAAAGCGTGCCTGCAGCGTTTGTCGTATTAAGCTCAAGATAGGAGCCGACACCCAAGCTTGCGTGATATACATACCAATCGTTTGCGGATCCACGGTTTTTAGTAATAATCAGGCTAGGTGCAACTCCTAGGCCGTGCCCGAATGTTGAGTTAGCTGTTCCCGTGCCTGTATAGGTCACAATCGAAAAGCCTGCACTGGCATTAGCCCTGACAGTCGTAGTGATGGAGCCTTGTGTGTTGGTGACTGTTGATGAGCCGGCGTCCCAGCACCAGGCGGCATACGGTTGGGTGTTTTGATTTAATCCATCGGCAGAAGGATCTGCGCCTCCAAGCGTAAATCCAGTGGAATCAAAAGATGTAAATATGTCGTTTGCTGTTGATGTTCTTTCTGCTGATGTATCGTTGCTGTACAGGAACTTTTGAGCACCGCGAACGCTGTCGATCAATCGGTGCCAGTACCCGACGCTACGTGCCTTAATCCACACCAAATCCGGACTAAACCCCAACCCGCTGATCGTCTGCGTGCTGCCATTACCGGTGTAGAGCTTCACGTCAAACGCACTCGCAGACTTGGCGACTACTGGGGCGGGCAGGTTGGTGTCGCAGAGTGCCTTGAAGCCCGCTGGTGCTGCATAAGCCCACTGGCGTTGGCCAAAGTTGACTGAAGCACTAAAAGTTGCACCCTGTATGGTGACAAACCAAGTGTTGTTGGCGATGTCTGTAAACGCAGCATTTGTACCGGCAACAGGATCACCGCTGGCCTGCCAAGTGCCATTCTTGCTAAACCACACCTTGCCAGCATCTACATCAAAGGCAATGCCAATGACATCATTTGTGGTAAAAGAGTTGCCATAGCTAGAAAGAGAACCGTTGGAATACTTCTGGCCGTTAATAAAGTATCCACGTGATTGACTGGCGTTTACGCTGCTATTAAGCGCTGATTGACTGTAGATACCTAGGCCAAGAGAGGAACTGCTGCCAGCCGTCATCTCCGCGTACCATTTGCCGGAGGAACATCCGATTGTTGAGTGACGCCAGAAATCAGCATTTCCGCCAGAAATGTCTAAGTACCCATTGGCAAGCGTTGCATTAGCAAGAAGCGGATTCAACGTCGCATAGTTACCCCTCACCTCCCCACCAGCGCCTGTATCGGTGCCGTAACTAGTCGGGGTGTCTACGAGGGAATCGTTGCCTGCACCAGCCGTGACACTGAGGTTATTCGGCGTCCAGTTATTGCCGTTGCCACTGGTGTCTTTACCCAGCGTGGTGGCGGTAGCTGCGCTGTTATCTGCAAACTTGAGCTGGAAGCCGTTGGTGCCGTAGCTGCCGCTGTACGCCTTGGGCACCCATTGACCGGTGGTGGCGTTGGTTTCAGCGAAGCTGGTGGGATCTAGGGCTTGGCCGTCAATATTGTGAAAGTCAGCGATGTACTGGTCGGGGAATTGACTTGTATTGTTTGCCCCAATTTGATGAGCAAGCGCAGCGTTCCAAGTCGTATCTGAATTTTGCGTTACTGTGCCGTTGGTGTCCCATACTGTAATTTCACTGTTATTGACATACATGCGCACCCGGTTCTGCGCTGTAGCATTTGGCGTATCTACTACCAACACCAGGTGATACCAAGCTGACACATCCCTAAAGACCTGCGTTGATACCCGTACATAACTTGCGCCTAAGTAAAGGCACAGCTTGTCACTGGAATCAAACAGAAAGATGGTGTCGTTTGCTGAACTAATAAAGGACTGCAAAACGCGCAGTTTGCAGCGTTTGACCCAAAGGCTGATAGTAAATGTCTTCCTATTGCCCGCTGATGCAGGCGTTCTGGACAAGTAGGCACTGTCACTACTATTGAAACGCAAGCTGCGTTCAATCTTGTACCCAACTGCGCCACCAAGCAGTAACGGGCTGCCGCCACCAGGAATCGACATCTCAGCTCAGGTTGGTGATCAGTTGGGCAGTGATCTTGGTGCTGCTCTGCACCGCATACACCAAGCAGTCCACGGCATTAGCCGTTGTGGTTAATGTCGGCGCGGTGCCACCGGTGAAGTCCCAATAGCTGCCGTAGGCAAGCGTCCGAGAGCCAGTGCCGTCTTGTGTAATCCAGATGCAACCTGACTGCCCAGCCGTGAGGTTGGTGGGGTTAGCCAACGTGCGATTGCCGCCGAGTGTGACGCGGAAGTGATTGCTGTCTGAGAAATCAGGCGTGATCGTTGCGCCGTCTGTCAGTGCAGTGATCTCGCCGCGTTGGCCTTTTGTCCACGTCTGCGCGGTGTCCTTCGCTCCGTAGCTACTCAGCGCACTGGTGCTCGCAAGGTTGTCAACCGTGACCGTCTGGGTGCTGGTGACAATGGAGTCAACCTTGATCGATCCGTATGCCATTAGGAAAGCACCATCCAAGTAGCGTTTGCAGGAACGGTCACCGCATAGGTTGCAGCGACTTCAACCGGGCCAACAGACAATCCATTGCTGCCAGTGTTGAGCGTCAGGTTCTGACTAATCACCTGCGCTGTTTCAGCAATGGGCCCACTGCTTGAGCCGCCTGATAGCTCAACAATGCTGGCGGTGCCGTTGTCCTTCTTGGTGTAAAGCTTGCCGTCGTAGGTGTTGAGCGCAAGCTCACCAAGAGCAAGATCGCCAACTGCTGGGGCTTTCCCTGCAACAGCTGAGCGTTTGAGCTTGATCAAGTTGGCCATCTGGCAGTCCTTGCGTGGCTATCTAGCCGGACTGCCTAAGTTGCCGGCCGCAGATCAATACGAGCCGCCATCTATTTCAGAGCTGGGGCTCAGGTAATCGGTGCCGGCCACTGCTGCGGTGAACGCGCTGGTGCCGTTGCCTTTTACTAGCCCGGTGAGCGTGGTGGCGCCTGTGCCGCCGTAGGCCACGCCAATGGTGTTGGCGTTCCAGGTGCCGCTGGTGAGGGTGCCGACGCTGGTGAGGCTGGAGCCGGTGACACCTGTGCCGAGGCTGCTGCCGCTGAGCACTGTGGTGCCGTTGACGCGGTAGACCTTACCGCTGGCAACGTCGATGTCTTCGCTGGAGGTCCAGCTATCGGTGGCGTTGCTCCAGCTGAACGTCTTGTCCGTTGCGCCCTTAAGGCTGATGCCGCCGCCATCGGCTGTGGCATCGCTGGGGGTTGCGACATTGCCGAGAGTGATGTTTTTGTCGGCAACGTCAATCGTGGTTGAGTTGACGGTGGTCGTTGTGCCGTTGACCGTCAGATCACCAGAGATCGTCAGGTTGCTGCTGATCGTGCCGCCACTGATCGGCAGATAACTGCCGGACAGATCAGGCAGATCGGCCGCCACCAAGGCGCGGAACGTCGGCGCTGCTGCAGCACCGGTGGTTGGACCTGCCCAGACGTAGTTGGCGCTTTGGTTATCGAGCGTGGCGCTGAGGGTGCCGCTACTGGTGACCGGCGAACCGGACACGTCAAAGATGCTGGTGGGCAGGCTCAGGCCAACACTGGTGACGGTGCCGACGCCAAAGCTGCTAATGGCGTTTTGCACAAACGCCGTGGTGGCGACCTTGGTGCTGCTGTCGCCGTTGCTCGGCGTGGTGGCTGTAGCGCCAGAGCCGAGGGTGACGTTGCCGCTAAAGGTCTTGTCACCGGTGATCGTCTGCGTGCCGCCAAGGCCAACAAAGGCGCCGGTTCCGCCAATCGCAATGATGCTGGTGGCAGTGCCGCCTGCCCCACCGGTGCCGGTGCCGTAGTACAGCGTTGCGGTGCCTTCAGCAAACGCAAGTTCCGCATTGGCCAGGCTCGCGGGTGCGCTGCTCCCCGTAGAGCGCTTAATGCGGATCGTTGCGGCCATGACTACGGGCTAGACACTGCGTTGCGCCTAGGTTTCCGGTCACCCCTTAGAAATTGCCGCCGTCCGTCAGCGTGATCACGGTGTTGATGTCGTTGCCTTTCCACTCACCAGCAGCGGCGTCGTAATACAAGACGCTGCCAGCCACCTTGGCGGTGGTGTTCACATCAGTCAGGTCATTTAGGCCAAGCGTTGCCGTTGGACCTTGCGGGCCAGCGGTTTGCACCTCAACCGTTAGCGGTGCGGTCGGTGCAGTGACCTCAATCGCTTGTGCCGCAACCTCAGCAACAAGGACTTGACCGGTGCTGTTGACCTCAACGATGTTCGTCATTACGCCGGTGCGGTGTAGCCCTCACTGGGGCGCACGATGCCCTCTAAGTAATACTCCCGCAAACCGCTGCCATTGATCAGCATCACGTCGTAGCGGCACTCATCGGGCAGCGTTGCCGTCACGGTGTAGGGCAGCGTCAAGGTGACATTGCCGGTGGCGGCAGCCGTCACGCTCACCGTGAAGTCACCGTATTTCGTCGTCCGCGTCTTATCCCACACCTGGGCCAACACTGTCCAGCCGGTGATGTTCATGCCGGTGCCAGCGCTGGTTTTGAACTGCACCGCCAGCGGATAGTCAGCCCGCCGTTGCGGGCGGATGTTGTAGCTCGCGGGTGTGATCGCCATACCCAAGGTTTCCGGCGTTATGCCTCTGGATCGGTCTGGATGTCAACGCGCATCTGCGATCTTGGCCCCACACCACGCGGCACGTTGATCGCCACCGCATTGCTGCCGGGGTACTCGCGGATCAGCACGCCGCCGACTTCCTGCAGGCTGGTGTCACCGCTCCAGTCCACCAGATAAAGGGTCCAGCGGCTAAAGGCTTGCTCGCGGCGATACTGCCGCACCGGCACCAGTTCCGGCTCCCGCAGGATCACCACCTCCAATCCCCGCACGGCGGTGTTGGGCGGCAGGCTCTCACCAGCAGCACGCACCGAGATCGCCGGCGTCTTGACGCCATTGGCCAGGGTGTAGTCGCCCAGGTAGTTCACCAGGACGGTTTCAAGCTCGGTTCGGAGGGTGAGCACGTCCATGGGCCTAGATTTCCGCCGCAACCAAGAGGCAGCCTGCCTCAATCCAGCCGAAGCCGGGGCGCTCGGGGACGCGCACGGTGTAGCTCAACAGTGGCTTGTCGAGGTCGCGTAGGACGACGGTGCCGCTGATCCGCCCACGAACAAGCACCAATCCGCCGCGCACGTTGCTGCCTTCCCAGCTCGGAGCCACCACCCACACCGCATCGTCATCACTGCGCAGCGCCCGCTGACTTGGCACCTTGGTGCCGTCTTTGACGCTGGCGAGCACCTGGGGCCAGCAGGTGATCAGCAGCGGCGGCGCCTTGTCTTCGTGGCGTAGCTCTAGGGCGACGGCGGCTACCTCGGGGCTAAGCACACTGTCGTCTTGGCGCTCGTCGGCAAACAGGGTGAAGTCGCGCAAATTAAAGGGCTTGCCCTTTTTCGGGTCGCGGTTGACGTTGGCCAGCAATGCCGACAACTGGGCGACGGGCAGCTCCTGCAGCTGCACCTGCTCGCGGCGGATGCGCTGCAACTCTTTCCACGCCCGCAGCACCACCACCCGCAACTCGTGGTTGTAGGTGTGCCTGGGGAACTGGCTGGGGTAGCCGTTGGCTAGGTCGTAGAAGATCGCCGTCCAGTCCGTTTCGCCCCGGCGCCATCCGCCGGCGGCTGCTTTCCCAGCTCCTCCTCCGTGGGCGGCTCATTCGGCATCGCCTCCGCTTCCTGCTCCTCCTGCGCCAAAGCCCAGATCGCGTTGAACAGGGCGCGGTGCATCTGGCGCGTATCTTCCACACCCCAATCGCTGAGGTTGCAGCGGCAGCGAATCAAGGCCGTGACGGTGGCCTCCATGTTGCGCTGCCCAGCACTGGCATACACGCGAGCTACTTCCTGGATCTGTTCTGCGTGGCGCGTGCGGATCGCTTCTGCCTCAGGCTCTAACGACTTACCGCTGATCGCGCTCTCAATGATGCTGAACGCCTCGCTGATGCTGATCTCTTCTGCCTTGGCAATCGCATCTGCAATCTGGGCGCCTTTGACAAAGGCACTTTGCTCTGTAGCCAATAGCTCAGTCACCACGGCTGACTCACCAACCGTCAAACCTCCCAACACCGGCATCTCCAAAATGCCGCTTGCTGGTGTGCCAAGCCGGCGCAGTGTTGGTGCTCCAGGTGCTTGGACAAAGGGAAGGGTCGGCACAGGGTTAGCGACGCTTGATTTGCTGTAAACGTAGCTGCCTCTCTTTCTCTCGTTTCAGCCGCTGCTCGCGGTTGAACTTGATCACAGCAGCCACCTGCTGCTTCAGCTTTTCAAGGGGGTCAGTGGCGTTGTTCATAGTACAAAATCAGCTTTTTTGAAGCCGAGCGCCAGAAGCTGCCTTTTGCAGTATTGCTCGTCATCCCAGTTCCAGCAGTACGCCAGCTCCGTTGACGGCGCTCCGTTATTGGGAAACTTGAACTGCTTAGTCCATGTGAAGTCGGCATCGGTCATGGGGACGGCGTAGTTCTCAGGTGCTTTCTTGGCGATGCCAAACGTTTCAAAGCCGTCTTGGTAGGTCGGTGGCACCTCACCGCTAAACCCCTTGGCTGAACTGATGTAGCGCCCTGGAAAATCCTTGACAACGCTTTTGATGTAGCTGTAGTTGTAGCTCTCGGTTGTTGAGAGATTCATCGGTTTGGTCAGCCATTGGTAGACGCTGCCGCTGAAGTAGTACAAGCCGGAGCTGGTGTAGGGACCGTAGCCGTTGCCATGCGGTGTGGACAACAGCTCGCCAATTCCAAACTGCAGCGCAAGGCCCATCCCGGGGCCGGTGTACTCAGGACGCCAGCTTGAGAACTGAAAACCAGGGACGGTTTGGTAGGTGAAGGTTTCCGGGATGGTGACAACTGTTTGAGGTAGATCTAACGGGCTCGTCATGATCTCCTGCGTCTGAAATGTGCTGCCCGCAAGAATCTCAGTGGTGCCTGTCTTGGTTGCCAGCGGCCGGCGGCTGTTGAGCGCCTCAGTCAACTTGGCTGGCGTGTCAACTTTTCGTACACCCTTAGGCGTCACAAGGAAACAGACAATCTCACGCACCACCTTGAAGTCGTCATTGTCGAAGGTGTAGGTGTTGTTGTAGTCGTTCTGACGGCTATAGGTCGTAGCGCCTGAGCCAACGACTGGGTTAATCCTTTGGGAATCGCGCCGACTTTCCCGCACCGCCACCAGCTGGTGCTTAGCGTAGTGGTAGTCCCAAACGAAGAGGCTCGCTTTGCTGTTAAGCGGTAAGCACAGCGGGATGCTTAGGTCGTAGTGCCGCTCAATGTTGAAGGAGTAATACTCAACAATGAGGCCGGTGTCCTGATCCGCGTTTGGTGGCACTGGGCCCAATGAGGCCAAACCTGGATTGGGGCCGCCGGGCGGGTCGTAGACCGCTGGGGGCACCGGGATATTCGTGTTGGCGTTTGTAGTCGGGAACGCGGTGAAGACGTGTTGGGCTTGCTGGCTGAGCCCAGGCACCCCCACCGTGATCTTGCGCTCACCAGACGGTGCTTGGCTGAACGCAAAGCGGTACTGGATGCCGACAATGGACGGGGTGCCGAGACGCTGAGCAGCGGGGCGCCTCTCATCAAACGGTGACTCGCCTTTGGCACGGCTGGAATCTGTCTGCCTGCTGCTTTGAGTGGTGTCGCCATTGGCCTGGGCCGCAGGATCATCCGCTGCGTTTTGATTGCCTGCAGGGGTCAGGCCCGACTGCTGCCGAGCATCTTCACGTTCTTGGCGTTCGCGGCGATTTTGCTCGGTGACCTGACGGCTTTGTTGTTGCAGCAGTTGGCGCGTAAGGGCAATGTTGATGCTGGTGCTAGGGCTGCGCTCAGTCATCCACAGCCAAGGTGATCGTGTAGGTCTTGCTTTGACCGGCGGCCATCGTGATGCTCGGCGTTTCTACCAGCAGGCTGTGCAGGTAGGTCGCGCTGCCGATCCTGATACACACCGTGTCGTAGGTGTAACCAGCACCGGTTGCCGTGAAGGTGGCATTGATCGCCGGAAGCTCGTAGCGAGCGTTGCCAGAGGAGTAAGCACCTGCTGCCAAGGTGCCGGTGACATCGGCATAGCCGTTGCCAGACTTCTTGACCGCAATCCAAGCGCTGGCCGTGGAGTCAGCAGTCAGGCTGCCGCTGTTGCTGGCCAAGAAGACCGTGTAGGTCTGGCCTTCAAACGCTGCAGCGGCTTGGCGTTGCAGTTCCTTGGTGCTGATCGTTGTCGTCAGTGCCATCAGGCCAGGGTCAGAACGCCGGTGGTCGGATCGAAGTCAACGGTGAACGATTCACCAGCGGCCAAGGTCAGCGCCGAGCCGTAGTCCCACCAGCCGATCAGCTCCTTATTGGTTGCGGTGTCGTTGTAGAGCACGGCATAGCGGAAGGGGCCGATGCTGCCGCCGCTGGCCGTCCAGGTGGCCGGGTCACCCAGCACCAGCTTGTACGTGCCGGAGGTCTGCGCCGAACTGGTGACCGAGGCGGTGTTGCCGTTAGCGGTGTAGCCGTTGCCGGCCGAGATCTCTGTGATGTCTGCCTTGACGCTATTGGTGGCCACCGGTGCGGTGTTGGTGAGCATCACCTTCAAGGTGTCGCTGCCAAGGTTGTGAACCTTCTCTGCCAGCGCCTCCACAAAGCTATTGAACTTGTTGAACGCAGCCATTGACGCAGGGCTTTGGGGCTAGGTTGCCTAGCTGTTCAAAAATGGCGCTGCTTGTACGGTGTACGCAGCGGTGTAGCGAGCCACGCCTTTTGTGATCCTTACATCGTCGATGTAGCCATTCACTTTGTTGGAAAGTGTGGTGCCAGCTGCGCCAATAATCAGCGTTTCACTGGAGCTGAAATCATTACTGACGGTGGCGGTAGCAATCAAACTGCCGTTGTTAAACGCCCGCAGCGTTGACCCCGAGCGCGTCACTGTCAAGTTGTACCAAGTGTCGTAGTTGAGCGACCCCGCCGAGACATAGGACCGGGGCGATCCATAGAAGAATGACGCGGTGTAGGGCGTGGTGCTGTTATCCACGATGATCCCGTAATTACTGGAACTTACCGAGGAGCCGCGCTCCAGCAAGATCGGGTAGGTGGTGTTGCCACTGGAGGGCTGATAGAACCACAGCTCAATCGTGAAGTCACCGGCCAGGCTCAGCACGCTGTTGCTATCCACCGTCAGATGGCCTGACTGATTGAAGAACGCAGATGCGCCGCCGAACTTGCTTTGGGCGGTGCTGATCTTGGCGGTGCCGGACGGCGTGACCGTCAGAGCGTTGGAACTGTTGTCCGTGAAGGTGGTGCTGTTGTTGGCACCATCCATGTGCAGCAGCAAGCTGACGCTGCTGAAGTACGGATCAACAATGCTGCGGCCGGTAGCCGTAAAGGCGCCAACGGCTGCTGGCATCCGCAGCCCTTGCAGCTTGCTGGCGCTCTGGCCGGTGAGGGCAAAGCTGCCCGCTGCCGCTGAAAAGTTGATGCCAACCCTTGATTGAGAGGCTTGGCCACTCAGCACAACGCTGCCGGCTTCGGCATTGAGCGGGCTGTAGCTGCGCTTCAGCAGGGCCGCTTGACCGCTGAGGCTGAACGCCCCTGCATTGGTGCCGATGCCGTAGGTGCGCACGCTGCCTGCACCCAAACCGGTGACAGCAAAGCTGCCTGCAGCACCCGCCACGCGGTAGGCACGTTTGAGGGCAGCCGCTTGTCCGCTCACTGTCACCGCAGCGGCATCTGCTGCAAAGCGCGGGCCAACCGTCACCTCGGGCTTGCTAACTAGCGCCACCGTTGCCGTAGGCAAGACAAGTGCGTAGTCACGCGGCAGCACCGACACGATGCTGCGGGTGCCGGCCACCACACGCACGGTCTCCGTCACCACTGGCACACCACTGGTGGGGGCAATGCTGTTGGCGAACACCGGCGCTTGGCCTGTGGGCAGGCTGCTAAAGATTGCGCCCGGTGCCGCAGGGTTGAAGCCGTTGGGCGTGCTGGTGCTGTTTGCGGGGGCTGCCGTTGCGGTCGTCACCGCAGGGTTGCTTGGCAGGGTCGTAATGCCAGGGGCAACGGGAAACCAACGGCTGCCGGTGCCGCTGATGCCGCTGACAAACAACGCATCCATGGCGCAGAGGATGCCGTCGCTGTTGAAGGACCAGCTCATGCCGTTGCTCTTGTAGCTGGCGGTCAACCCGCCCGCTTGCAGGTAAATCGTTGACAGCGGGTAGAGCGGCATTGACGTTGCCGTCAGCTGCAGGGACACGCCAGCACGATTGCCAAGCAGCAGGGCATTGATGGTGCGGGCATAACGCAGCGCCATCGAAGCGGCATTGCTGCCCTTGAACTCGTAGCCGTTGCTAGCCGTCCACACCACGGCGTCGTCTGATGCCAACGGCATCGCCACCTCGGTCTTGGGTGCCGTCTCAACCGTGCTGTTCTTCTGCTCTAGTTCCGCCTGTTGTTGGCCTTCATCGTTGCCAGCACCCACCGGGGCGTCCTTTTCCTTGTCGTCGGCTTGCAGTTCCTCCTTGGTGGGGCGCTGCTGCAAACCAAAGCTGCGATCACGCTGCAGGCTGACTTCTGTGTGGCTGAACACCAGTTGGGTCGCCTGCTGCAACAACTTGGTGAGCTGCGTGTTGGTGGTCACGTTTTTGCCCTTCTCCGCTATGTACTGCTGACCGTCAATGGTCATGGCATAGGCGACATAGCGGTCCACCCGCGTCTTGGTCTGACCCGTTGGCTGATTGGTCTCGTAATAAGTAATTGTCTTCTCTGCCGTGTATGGCGTTATTGGAAGACTGCTGAGATTGTAGGTGCCAAAGTCATAGCCGCTGACATTCATCTTGGCCAACATGCTGCACAGCGGCTCGTAGCGCGTGACGATGCTTTTGAGCTGGCGCTTCTCAACGGTCTTTTCTTTTTGGGCATCTTCATCAACAACGCGCTCTTGCCCGGCTGGATCAGGGCACAGTCGATCAGGCAAAAGTGCCTGTGTCTGACTGGCAGCTTCTTCCTTGACGACCTCATACTCAAAGGTCTCTTCTGTGACAAACTCCAGCTCTGTTTGAGCAGCGGCTCGCACCTGAGACTGCACCGCGCTACTGCCAACACCGCCTAGCTCGCCGGCTTCGTACTTGGCATTGATCACGGCTTGCAGGATCGTGCCAACTTCACTGGCGACAATCCGCTTTTCAACCGAACGGCGCAACGCAACATAATTGCTGTCGTCGTAAGTCGTGGTTGTAACGGTGCTCGGGTTGTGACTAAAGACAGATGTGTAGACCGTCGCGCCGTCTTCGTTTTCTACGGTGAAGGTGTAGCGCTGATCGTAAGTGAAGCTTTGGTCTTCTTCCCAGTTGCGCTGGCGCTCTGACTTGGCGATTTCCTTGAGTTTTTCGTCTGCAGCGGCTTTCTGCTCCTGCGACGCATTGGGGTCGTCCTTAGTTTGCTGCGCGTTTTCCTTGTCCTCTAGTTCTTTCTTTGCCTGTTCTGCAGCAGTGTCTTTAAGGCGGTTGAAGTTGAAGGTGACGTTGATCAGCTGACCCGGCAGCACACCCTGATTGATGCCGGTGAGATCAATCAGATCGTTTGGGGTCAGCAGCGGGCCGCTGCCGTAACCGTCAATCGAGACGATCCGCAATGCCTCGCTTTCAGTGAGGTAGCCAAATAGCGACTCACTGCTCAGCAGCTGATCAAGGACGCTGACATAGCCGGAGCTGAGGTCGAAATCGTCTTTGTAGAAGTTGCTTGGCAGCTGGCCGGTGAACCCAATGCCCAGCGCCATGCAGCACTTTTTGAGCACGGACGCCGCAGCGATGCCCAAAGGAGCACGGCCCATCACCTTGGCGGGAGCCAAGGCATACTCCTCACGCACCGTCAGCTTGTTGGCAGCTGCAAAGCTTGAGAAGTTGAAGGGCTTGGCACCTGTCTTCGGCAGGTAACAGGCGTTGGCGTTGTCGTAGTTGAAGTCGCTGCTGGGGTAGTCCGCAGGGTTGGGGCCGTTGCTGCCGTCTTGCGCTGGGGTCTCCTCTTGCGCCTTCTTGCCCTTCAAATTGGCCAAGTACACCAACTTGTCGCCCAGCTGCACGGTGGTGATGCCGCGAAAGGGGTCGGCAAAGCTGCTTAACACCCGCAGCGTGCGCGGGATGCGGGTAATCGTGTTGCCACGCACCCACCCGAAGTTGACGATGCTGCCCACCTCAGGGGTGCTCAGGCCATTGAGCACCACTTGCCCCCGGCAGGCGATCAGCCCTTGGCCGGCACTGAGGGATTCATCGGCCAAGTTGCCTTGGATGACGGTGCCCAGGTTGCAGAAAACCTTGGCGCGAACATCAATCGTCATTGAGCAACCCCAACACTGAGCGAGACCGTGTACGTGATGACCTTCAAGCCGTTCACCACGTCGTTGGCTGCTGTTGCTGTGGGTGCGCCCAAGGGGAAGTAGGCACCGGCTGCAGGTGTGGTGCCAACGGTGCTTTCAAACCACGTTTGCAGCGCTGTCCAACCCGACGCATTGGTTTCGCCTTCCAGCGCATATACCTTGGTTGCCGTCAACGGCCCGGTGATGTAGCTGGTGCCTGCAGCGGTGAGCTGCATTTGAGGCACGTCTTGATAGGTGACGGGGGGCCTTAGCAGCGTTAGCGTGCAACCACCAAGGGTGAAAGTGCCGAGCGCGGGTCTGTCTTCGGCGCTTTTGCTCTTCTCTTTTTGCCGAAGTGCGACCTGCAGCGCTTGGGCTGCATCGACCAGTTCAACGCTGGCCTGGATGTAGCGGCCGGCTTGCTCACCGCTGGGGGCACTGGTGAACCAGCAGCTGATGCCGCTCCAGCTGAGGCCGTTGGCGCTGGCGGTCAAGCTGACGGTGGTGCCAATGCTGTTGGCCGTCACGCTGTCGGCGTCTTGGATGCGGGCGTCACGCCAAGTGTTGTAAACGCTGAGCAGTGATTGCCACTCACTGCTGGTGAGTAGGCCGCTGATACCCCATGAGCGGGCGGTCAGGCCATCGCTGGTGCCGGTCTCTTGGTAGCCGTAGGGCTGGGCCAAGAGCTTGCTGGTGGTGAAGGCTCCGATAGAAACGCTCATGGCTAACCGAGGTTGACGGCGTATTTGCCAGTGTTGGCGTCAACGGACACGTTGACTGTCCAATCTTTTTGAACCAGAGCAGAGGTGGCCTCTGTCAACTTTGCATTAACCTCTGACATAGATTTATTAATGACAGCGAGATCATTAGTTGCCTTGGAAAGATCAGCTTGCGCCTTTCCGATGTCATCAGATAGGCGAAGTTCCTGTCGAGCAGATTTAATGAAGTCAAGGATGACTTTATTCTGCTGTTCAAATGAGCCGCCATTGATTTTGAAAGCGACCCCCAGTCGGTCAGCCAACTGGTTTGCTTCTGGAAGAATCTGCTGTCGTACAGCCTGTTGGCGATTTGCGACATCCTGTGGGCTAAGAAATCTGTTGAGGCCACTACCGCTGGTGTTCCGCAAGTCCTGCAGGGCACTCACGCTGTCTTCAATACCACGGCTGATGCTTTTGACGGCATCCTGAGCTGACTTAAAGGCATCCTGCAAGTCGGCCTTGGTTTTTGCCGCAGCCAGCTGGACATTTTCAGCGGCCACTTCTGATGCTTTTAGTAAGTCACTACTACCAGGGCTTGCTCTGAGAGCGGCTTGAGCATCCTGCTCAGCACGCTTGGCATCCTCTAATGCCTTCACCGACTGCAGCGCACCAATGCCCGTGCCGGTGAGGCTGCCACGTTGCTGCTGGATTGCGATCTCCTCTTGAATGCTTTTGAGCTGATTGGCAGCGGCGATGCTCTCGGCCCAGCGCTGGCTTTCGGTCTTCTTAAGTTCGTTAAGACGGGTTTGCTTGTCGACGATCTCCTGCGAAACCCTGTTGTAGTCCTGGCTGTCAACGGCAAGCAGCTTTTGCTGCTCTGACAGAGACTTTAGAGATGTTTGCAGGTTTTCGACGCTATCTCTACGCTTAAGCTCTTCCTGCAATAACCGTGCAGCAGCGGCATTTTGAGCATTCAGCTCACCAGTAATGTCTTTATTCTTTGCCCTAAAGGCCTCTGCCAAGGAGGGCAGCTTTTGCAAAACGGCTTGAAACTGTTCTGCGCTAAGGGTTAGCTGCCCAAAAGTGTTAGTTCGGCCTCCAACCGACGCAACCGCATTGGTAAACAAGGCATTGGCCTGCTTCTCTGTTAGCGAGAACTGAGACTGCAATGCCCGTAAAGCGCCTACTGCTTCAGCGCCTTGATCTGGAATGATGCCAAGCGCGTTGGTTATGGCACCGCCGCCAAGGCCAAGCTTGTTGGCACGTAGAACGACACCCGCACCTTCGAGCCCAACCGATAGACGCTTGACTTGCTCAATAACAGTTGGCAAAAGGCTTTCGCCAAATGAGGTTTGTAGTTCATCCCATGCGTTGCTTAGCTTTTGAAAGTTCTGCGCGGCAGTTTCGGTCCCGCCAGCGCCTGCAGTCAGTTCGTTGAGCCCTTTGCTTAAAGCAGGAAAAAATTCAGAAGCAGTAAGCCTGCCTGACTCAACCAGTTTGATCAATTCCTGCTGTGTAACACCAAGACCACGCGCTGTAGCAGCAAAAGCAATCGGCAACCGCTCACCAAGCTGCCCTCGCAGCTCTTCCATCTGCACGGTGCCCTTAGCAGCAACCTGCTGTAAAGCCAGCAGTGAACCATTGATTTCATCGTTGCTGAGTCCAAGCGACTGAGCAGCCTTGGACACAGCGGCAAACAATTCGCGCTGTTGACCAAGAGGCACATTGGCCGCTGTTGCTGCGGCCGTGAAGCTGCCGAAACTGCCAGCCAGCGTTTTGAAGCTAAGGCCTAGCTGATCAGAGAGGCCCTTGGTAAAGCTCAGGGCTTGACCAGCACCTTGCGGACCAAGCGTGTTGCTTAGCTTGCGAGTAATGGTGTCTAGCTCTACAGCAGCGTTGATCGAGCCACGCAAAAATCCAATGGCTCCGGCGCCAATACCAACGCCAGCAAAGACAGATGCGACATTACCAAGCACACCTGCACCACCACCACCTTGGGCCCTGCTTAACGTGCGCTCCGTTTTTTCTATTTCTTGACGCAGCTCACGAAAGCGCCTAGTGCCGATTGCAACTCTCTGCAGTTCATCCTGCAGCGAATTGAGCTTGATGTTTAATCCATTAAGGGTTTGACCAGCATTTGAGCCCGATAGTGCCTGACCAATTGCACGCCCGGCCGATGCAGCAGACTGTTTGGCACGCTCTAAACCTGCTTTGAGCTGGGCATCATCAACGCTGACTGTTAAGACAGCTGAGCCCAGACTCTCCGCCACAACGCCCCTTCATGTGCTCTTAAGTTGCCGCTGATCGCGGGAACCTAGGCCATGGCAAGCGCTCTCGCTGCACTGGCTAACGCCACTGCAATCTTCAAGGTTCCCACCGTTGGCACCGTCACAGATGCCACTACAGGCAACGTTGTGCCGGCCACAGAAACAGTGACCGTCAATCTGTACTTACGCCAAGGCAGCACACAAGCCTCAGATTTCCCTGGCGTTGACACTGAAGTTGAGACCTACGAGGGCTATGCCGTAAGTCCGCAGGCCCTAGACGCCCGCATCAAGCCCGGTGTGATCGGCACGTTGAACTTTGCAGGACAAGGTGCCATCAGCTGCGAAGTGATCAACAGTCGCTTCCCCTATGGCACGACCGGCTTGATCGGCAGCACCGTGCAACAGGTGATTGGCGACAAGATCCGGCTAGCCCGCTACGTGCAGGGCTGATGGCAGTTCAAGTCAAGGCCAACTTCAAGCTGACCGGCTGGAATGCCACACAGCTCAAGCTCAGGGTGCCGCAGATCCTGACCAGCTACGGCAAGGTCTTGGGTGATCAGCTGAAGGAAGAGATCAAGACGCCGCAATTTGGCTGGCCACGTGCCACCAAACGCCGCAATGGGCAGACCGTCAGCAGCCCACGCGACATCGTGGATCTTGGCGGTCTGCTGCGCTCTCAACGCCGTGATCGCCCCAGTGCAACGCAGCTGCGCTTCACATGGGAACCCAAGAGCAAAAGTGGCTTCATGTATGCCGGTCTGATCCTGACCGGTTACACCACCAGCAAAGGCACGTTGGTGCCAGGTCGCAACTGGATCAAGCCGGCACTAGAAAAGCAACCGCTAGATCGTTTC